AGATTTAGCATAATCTACTAACCATTCAAAATTTGCCCTAGAATCCCCAGCCCAAGATACTACAAGGTTACTCCCAGTTATTATTTTTTGAGGTACAGGTATTCCTGTGAAATTACTTAATACCGTGCATATTATTGTACAGGTACTTCCTAGTTGACATGAAAGATGTTTATCTGCCAAAGAAGAACCTGCCAACCAAGGATTTCTGTCTAAAAAATAAATCACTTTGAACAATATCTCCAAATCTATATACCCATTGTAACATATTGTTAAGAATATGTCAAGTTATGTTGATATGACTATTTATTAGTGTTATTATATACACCATATAGGAGATGTGTATTATGATAAGTATAGAACAATTTATAAGCAATTGGAATAAAATAACAACTAACTACTATAACCCTAAAAAAATTATAGAAATAAAATATTATAGTAGAACAAGACTGTCCTTCAAGTTATATCTTTTACGAAAGGACTACCTGCTGGATAATAATTTCAAAGAATTTTTTAGAGATAAAAATAATAGTGGAAGACTTGGAAATACTTTTAAAAAACTGACTGACTTGTATAGATACACACCCGAAAAAGGTTCTAATTTTAAGGGCTTGTTTAATCCAGATAATTGGAGAAGATACGAAAAAGATTATATTGAATACGAATATTTTATGTTTAAAAATTAATTTTATATTATAACTGTTCTTGCAGACTTGGGCTTGTTATATGATTAAAGATAAAGATATAAGATATAAGTATATTCTGGAAAATAAAGAGTTCTTTAAACAGGGGATATTCTTAAATGAGTATGATATAAATTGTAAAAATAGAATAGACTTTGCTCTCTTCAAGGATGGCACCTTCATAGGGTATGAAATAAAATCTGAAGCTGATAACCTGAAACGATTTATACCCCAATTAAGAACATATTTAAGATTCTTTAACTTTTTATATTTAATAGTGCATAGGAAACATTCTGACGAAGTGTACCGATTATTGAAGTTGTATAAATTGGATAAAATAGGAATTATACTGGTAGGAGATGATATATCTTTCCTAGAAGATAGGAAAGCATTACCCGACAATAGCATAAATAAACTCAATAGTCTATTGAGGAATCTTAAAAATGAAGATTTAATAAATCTATGTAAAGTCAATAAAATTAAATACTTTTCAAATGTGAAAGAAGCCCTAGTAGCTAGGTTAATTGGGAAAATAACTATAGAAGAAGTATTAAGGTATTTAACTAATAGACTGACGGCAACATACGTTAGTTTATGTCCCCACTGCAAAAGTAATTTAACCTTTAAAACACACACCCTAATAAATAAAAATATTTCTGAAAAAAAAGTAAACCCATCTAAGAAAATGATAAAAAATACATTTTGGGAGATAAAAATATCGGTCAAGATAAGTAGGTGTATAGAATGTGGTTATGAATTTAACCATCATGAGGGTACAGAGATATCTAGGATATTGAAAAGTACTGAAGAGACAAAACTGTAGAATAATATAAAACTGACAGTTTATATTATAAATAGATGTATTATAAGGAAATTCCTATGGCTAAGAAATTAGATAAAATACTAAAAATGTGTAGCATCTTAAACGAGGGGGATACCTACATTATCCATGGTGACAATTATAAAAAACAAGACCTTATAGATTTCGCTATGAAATTCGACCCTACCGTTATAACACTATGTAATGCACTTGACGTTATAAAAAAAATGGAATTGTTTCAAGAACTCAAAAGAGTTTTAAAAGATAAAGATGCTAGTTATAATTATTAGATAGGAGTAAAAGATGAAAAACGAAAAATTTGAAAGTTCTTACGATTTCATAGCAAAATTGCAACTGAGAAAAATGCAAGAGTCTGCTAAAGAATCCCCTGAAGTAAAACACACTGCTCCAAAAAACATTACAGGAGAAGGTAAAAGTAAACCAGTAAATTTAAAAACTAGTAAAAGAAGAGTAGACAAAGCTAAACCTACCAAGATGCAAGCTCCTAAAAATCCCAACATGGTAGAAGATGTAGAGGGTATCAATGAGAATGTATTGATGTTGTCAGCACTGGAAAAAATTATGAATCCTAAATCTACTGGTAAAGATGGAGCTTTAGGAGTAGCTGAATATTTAAAAAATATCATGGGAGGTAAAATGGACCCTCAGCTGCAACAATACATTGATAGCATAATCGGCATTGTTAACAGAAAAAGTACCACCGATAAAGTAGACCCTAATGTAAGTACCAAAGCTTAATATTCATTTCATACTTTATAAAGATACCTGCTATTTATATGGCAGGTATCTTTATATTATATTTAGAAAATAAAATAAGGTGGGTTATATGTCTCTGGATTTTATTAAAAAAATGATGGACAAGTTAAATGATGAAGTAAGTGTGGAAGACTTAGAAAACGATGTAGAAGAGGTTAAATCAGATATCTACGATGTTCTGAAAATTCTAGATAAGTATAAAAGAGAAGAGGCTATAGGTAAAATATATAAAGCTAAGTTTGATTATCACAGAGATGGCAACACACTGTGTATTATAGTCAGTTTTAATAATATGAAAAAGTCAGAGAGATTATGTGCCCTATTTAGTTCAGAATATATAAGAGAGCTATTTAGAGAATTAGAAGAGCTAAACATAAGTAATAATTTTAAAAAAAGAATAGCAGACAAGAGAAATTATAAGTTAGATTTATTTGGAGATATGGGAGTGTACAGAACTCCGTACTACCGAGTATAATACTTATATACATATATGTATATTTATTAAATATATATTAGAACTATAATAATACTAATAAGAACTATACTAATATACATAGTAGTTGTATAGATTCGAAAAACTCAAGGATTTTTGATGTTGACATAAATATAAATATATGATAGAATACTATTAGGTAACTTGCTGAAGATTTGATAATACAATCCTGTTGCATGCAAGAACGAAATCTCCCTGTAAATTAATTATTAAACCACCATCATTGGTGAATGTATTAGGTGAAACGCAGATATTAAAATGCAATCTCACTTAAACAGTTACAGAAGTTTCCCACGCATCAGTTCTTCTAAAGCCTTGACTATTTCGTAGTCAGAAAGCACATTATTGCTACCTCACTTTGTGGAGAGTATAGGTATTGTTTACCTTATCTTAGATGAGTAAGCTATAGTTGTATATGGAAGATGCTTAAGAACTATAATAATACTAATAAGAACTATACTAATATACATAGTAGTTGTATAGATTCGAAAAACTCGGGCATTTGTTGGGATAGCACCTTTGACCTTATTTGTCCCTTTAGCTTATTCTTAACTTTGCCAACATTTAAAATAGCATAATATCCTAGGTATTGACATGTTTAAGTAAATATGTTATAATACTGTTATGGGTTTATTGGGGGTTCGTATGCTTGGTGGTTTTATAAAATTATATTCTCATGCTATACCTATAAATAAATTGGTACCTGAGAGTAATGAGAATTTTAAATGCTTCAGCCTCAAAAGTGGACTTCCTGTGGGTTTAGTTATAGTTAGAGATACTATATCTTATCAATACCCTCTCAAAAGTTTTTGGAAATTTTTTGAGGAGAATCCTTATTTTTGGATGATTCCTATGACGACTCCTACAAACAAGTTAATAGGTTTTGTCTTAAGGGGGTATCATCAGAAAGAGTATCGGACTGTATTTAACTACGGGGAAAATATACCTCCCGTATTTGGGTGGGAGGACTTTTCGGATTTCAGTTATAACAAACCAGTAGTAGTCTGTGAGGGGATAAAGGATGCCATCTGGTTAAAGCAGTATTACAAATATACTATAGCCTTGAATGGTTCTAGCATCACAAATGCTAACTTAGCTATATTTAAAAATATGTTTTCCAACGTAATACTCTGTTATGATAATGATAGTGCTCAGAATAATACGGGAGAGAAATCTAGCATAAGAGATAAGAAGATACTCGAGAAGTTAGACATTAACTGTAGAGTTATAGTTCCAAAACATAAAGATTGTGCCATGTTTTTAGAGGATAGTAATGGCTTAGAAGATTTTTTAAATACGTTTAAGAAGAATATAGAAATTATGGGGGGATTTTATGGAACTCATTAGAGATAAATACTTAAATGGTGACGTGTACAAAATAAGCATTAGAGATATTGATAAATTTTTCGAAGATAACTATCCATTTAAGATGTCTAGGTCTGGAATAGAATCATTTTTAAAGAGTCTAAAAATACCCGTGAACTATTTTATAAAACAACCTTTTGATACTCAGATGGAGCTTCTTCAGAACCAAAAAGAGCTATTTACTTCCCAAGATAAAGAGATGACTTTCCTTAAGAGGGGGGACATTGTAGAGTTTGTAAATATTATAGATGCTAAGTATTTTAATGAATTAGGGGATAGAACACCTGTTAGTAATGATTGGATTTTTATTGAAGAGGATATGAAATCTGGATATATTAGATATTTTATGACTACAGATACTGTTAGAAATGATGAGTACATGTTGGGAGTATTTATAGATTTTCCAATATTGTTCTCTAAACCTATGGTAGTAAATATAGGTTTCTATAAGGTAGACTCTAAAGCTTCTGAAAATAACTCGGAGATATTTGTACCTAACACTAAGATAAAACTTAAGGATGGAAGTCTACCAGAAACTGACCATAATAGTTATTTTATGGATTTAATAGATAATGCTAAAAAATCAAATCTAAGTGGTATGATTAAATATTTAGAAAATATAAATGTGGACTCAGATTCTTGTATAACACTATTGTTATCTTTCGAGAAAGAGAAAATGATTAATAAATCTCTAAGTGGTAAAATTAGAAAATTTATAGATAAGGAAGATGTTATATTAACTAATATGAGAGAGTTGGTAGAGCTGGGTAACTTATTTATACCTAATATAAAATCCTATTCTTCTAAATTAAAATTTAAACAGGATATATCTTCAGGGATATTATTGAGATATAATAAAACTTTGGATGTGGATTTTACTCATGACTTTTTGGAGGGTTATTAAATGTGTGACAAGAAAAATACGGAACTTGAATGTCCTAATTGTAAATGTAAGCTAAAAATAGTAGATGAAGAACCTCAGACTGAAAATAAAAACGAAACTAAAAAAATGAATTTAAATGATAATATAGATAACTTACATAATTTTAATTTAAGTGAGTAATTCATGACTGATAATCAAAAAAAACTTTATGGTAATTACAAGAAGATACAAGATATCTATAATGGTAAAGGTCTTAGAAGTAGTGAGTTCTATTTTCAAATAATAGCTTATGTTAAAAAGTTACTAAATAAGTATCTTTTACAAAAACAGTTTAGCGAAGATAATATAAATGATTGTTACGTTGTAATATATGAGAAAGTTGCTAGAAATTATGACCCCGAAAAAGGGTGTCTTGGAACTTTCATACATACATTGATAAGAAACTACTGTACCAAAGTTAATTATCGTTTAGTAAATATTCAGAATCCCATTTCTTTAGATTTTGAATATATAAACAGGGATGAGATAAGACTCTGTTTCAACGATTCTCTAGAGGATGAGGAGATAGAGGAAGATAATCTCGGAAATGTTGAAGACTACTGTAGTAGACTGAAGTATGATGATGCCTACGATGAAGTTGAGAGATACTGTGATATTGTTAATCAGTGTGATAAATTACGTGGTGTAGAAAATGTAGATGTAACCGAATTGCATAAATTAGATATTGTGAGGAAAGACTTATTATGGAACATGATGAAACAACAGTTCAACCATCGTTAAAAATACCAGTCAATAAAACCACCTGTATTTTATATTATATCAGTAAGAACATGAATTTGGATTTTCCGACATTGTACTCTATATACAAGGACGTGGGTGTCGATATTTTTAAATTTTTCTTTATGTGCTCTGGAAAGAAAGTTAGTTTTCCTAAAGAAGAAAAATTGTTAAGTTTTATACAGGAAGCTGAAGAAGTGTACTCCAAGGTCACTGTTAATCCGAAGAAAAAAATAGAGAAGGCTAAAACTATAGCAATATATCAAGATTTTATAAGTTTACTAGATAATGAGAACATGGAAATTTCCTTATAAATTTTTTATAGTGTAAAATCATGAGAGGTTACTAGTGGGATGATTCCAGAAGATTCCAACGAGAGTAAAGAGATACTCATAGATATAAATTCAGAAATTAAATCTTTAGTCGAGCACAAAACTCGACTAAAGAAGACTATGACACCCGATAAATTCATGGATTTAGTTTCTAAAGAATTTGGATGTATTCGAAAGTATAATAGGATATTAAGAAAAATAGAAAAATATTTAGGCTCTGATGAATTCATATTCTCTTTAGACCCCAAGGATTTAATATCCCTGATGAACAGTGTAACTAAATCTAAGTATGCGAGTCTTAGCTTCTTGACCAGACTTTATGATATTTCTACTAAAAATGAGATAATAAGAGCATATTTTCAAGATAATCCTACACACAGGTCGGCGAATATTCAACAGAATGCCAGAATACGAGAAGTTGTCAATGAAATGAAGAAGAGAGCTAGAGAAGCTAATGACATATCTTCAGAGGATTAACTATACTGACGAAGTATTTAGAACTTATAAGGACTTGTCTCTTTGGGAAAAGGGAGAAGTCTTATACTCTATGGAAGAAGATTTATACTCGGAGAAACCAGTCGATATTTTAACTTTCATTAAAGACCCCTATTATTTAGGTAACTCTTTGGGGGATGAAATATACGATTACTGGTTAAATTTATTACAAGAAGTCCATCCTCACCCATGTATAAATATGTATAATGAGTTTATTCTATCATCTGCCATAGGGATTGGTAAATGCCATGGTAAGGGAACCAAGATACTCATGTATGATGGTTCTATCAAGAACGTGGAAGATGTTATAGTTGGGGATAAACTAATGGGTGATGATTCTACACCCAGAAATGTTTTATCTCTTGCTAGAGGCAGAGAAAACATGTATAAAATTATTCCTAATCGAGGAGGAGAACCCTTTACCTGTAATGAATCACATATTTTAAGTCTAAAAAGAACTAATGATGGTAGAACTAACAGAACAGGAGAAATAAAAAATATATCTGTAAGAGATTATTTAGATAGTAATGATAATTTTAAAAATTTACATAAACTTTACAGGGCTAAAGTATCTTTTCAAAAACAGGATTTGGATATAGACCCATATATCTATGGATTGTGGCTTGGGGATGGAACTACAGAATGGTCTAATCTAACTACGGCAGATAAAGAGATAGAAGATATTTGGTGTAACTATGGTAGGAGCATAGGTTTAGAAGTTCATAGGTACTCTCAAGAAGGGAATAAATCTTCCACATATAGATTAACTACAGGAAAAAAATCGGGTAGGGCGGGTAGAAATAAATTTCTCAATGTTATACATAAATCCACTAAGATAGGACACAAAAGAATACTCTCTGAATATTTACAAAATTCAGAAGAATCTAGATTAAAACTATTAGCTGGTATTGTAGATTCCGATGGGTATGTTAATAACGAGGGTGGTCAAATCACAGTGACAACAAAGTATGAAGATTTAGCAGAGGACTATGCTTACCTAGCTAGGTCGTTGGGCATGCAAGCATCTGTGAAAAGAAGCATTAAGACTATTAAGAAACTTAATTTTACGGGAATATACTATAATGTATATATAAGTGGCAATTTAGATGGAATACCGACTATACTTGCCAGAAAAAAATTAAATCCGAAGAAGATAAACAAGAATCCCCTAATTACTGGTTTTAAGGTGGAATCCCTTGGGGAGGGAGATTATTACGGTTTTGAGTTAGACGGTAATCATTTGTACATGTTGGGGGACTTCACAGTTACACATAATACGACCGTGGCTATTGCTTCTATGATTTATGAGATGTATAAGTTGATGTGTTTAAAAGACCCCTATGCCTATTATTTGCAAACTAAGAAGTTAGACCAATTTGCTTTCACGATAATGACCCCCGATAAAGCTCAGGGAAGCTCTGTTGCTTTTTCCAAGTTTTTAGGGATGGTGAATACCTCTCCCTATTTTATTGAGAAAAAAGCAACACCTAAAGCAAGAACTACCGCATCTGATGAGGGTGTTATCATAAACGATATCATACTCGTTAATATAGGTTCAAATATTAACCATTTATTAGGTAAAATGAATTTCTGCTGTCTCATGGATGAGGTTTCTTATTATCTAGGTAGAGAAGCTATTAAAAAGGCACAAGATATTCATAACTTATTTAAGACTAGAAGAAAATCTAGATTTGATAAATTCAGTGATTTTATGCCAGGCATGCTATGGCTTGTTAGTTCCCCTGTAGATGAACAGGATTATCTAAATACTGCAATAGAGGAAATTCAATCTAACCCTTTTGGTTCTTACAGGGACAATATCTCTGCATGGGAAGTTAAAGGTATATTTACTAAGGATACCTTTAAGGTATTTCTAGGAGATGCTAAGAGAGACCCTAAATTATTAGAAGAGGGAGAAGTAGTCACTTCTGAAATGCAGGAAAATGTGATAGATGTACCTTATACATACTACCCTGAATTTAGTGGTACTAAATTAATAGGTGGGATAAGAGATATGGCTGGTCGTAGGGTACATGCCGATGTTTCTCTATTTAAGTCTAAACAAATAATTAGAAGTTTATTTGTAAATCCCAATAGATTCAAGAGTGACATTGTTAGTATGAGTTTCAGTGACCCAGAAGACAAGTTAGAAAACTATCTGCTCAATTTGGATTATTTCAAAAGACCTCTACATCAAGATAGTTATAGATATGTCCATTTAGATATTGCTACCAAGAAAGATAGATTTGGACTATCTTCTGTTTATAGCACCCTAGAAGAATTTGATATAACCCCAACTATAGATAATCCAAGTATCCCACGAACTAAAAGACGTGAGAGGATGTTCTACGTTGATTTTGCAGTAGCTATACAGGCTAAAAAAGGAGAAGAGATAAACATATTTAAAGTTATAGATTTTCTATTCTTGCTAAAGAAAATGGGATATCCCATAAAAGTTATAACTACAGATATGTTTCAGGGTGATGTTACACGTCAATTTCTAAAGTTAAGCAACGTAGAGGCAGAATATTTATCCGTGGATAGAACTAAGGAACCTTATTATGCATTGAGAGAATTAGTGCATACTAACAAAATAATAGGGGTTAAGAATGAGCTGTTAATAACGGAGCTATTAGGTCTTAGGGATTTGGAAAAAAAAATTGACCACCTAGCTAACAATTCTAAAGACATAGCTGACTCTGTTACGGGTAGTCTATGGAAATGTATTAATTCAAAAAATTATATGAATAAGAATCAAGTATATGCTGATTTGGCTAATAGAGATGGATTACCTAAAGAATTTGGTTTTGGGTTATCTCAGATGATGAGAGAATCTCAAGGTAAACAGCAGAGAGAACAGATTAACAAAACTTGGAACTTGTAAATTTTTTATATTATAAGTAGAGTTTATTCGGAGGTTTATAAATGGCTGGTGGTTTTGAACTAAGTCAAGCTATGAATGTATTTAGGGGTCTAACGGGTCACTATGAGATAAAGCCAGATAGCACGAAGACGTTTGATTTAACTGATAGGTACAGTTTACCTATGGATACTTATGGAGACTATAGTCGTAGTAATGTCATAGGTCAGATAATGAAACAAATGGGGGTAAGCTTCAAATCAAGAGAAGATTTGTTGAAAAGTCTTATGTCCGTTAAGGATAATGAATTAGTACAAACTCTTTTAACATCATTGTATAATGATGCTTTCAGTAGTGTGTCTGATGATAAATTTCTTTCTGTGGAATATACACCCAATAGAGAAAAAAGATATCAGACGGATACAGAAATACAAAGAATAATAGATTCTTTTGTAGACCAACATGATTTAGCAGGATTATCCTCAGACATAATACCTGACTTTATGTTGATGGGCGAGTACTTTCTAAAAACTAAGATAGTAAAGGGTGTCGGAATAGTAGAGATAACTGATAACTGTGATGTAGATGACCACTTGGCTATATATAAAGGAAGGGAAGTAGATTCTTTTTTCAGATTTAATAGAAAGACCTCTAAATTTGAATTAATAGATAGGGATGAAATAGTTCATTTCTGCCTAAACAGTAACAGAATTAAAGTTAAAGTTGAAACGGATACTGATATATTAGATGTACCCGAATCTATAAGAATGGGCACTTCTGTTATATATCCAGTATTATCGTCAGTAAGGAAACTGAGTGTCCTAGAAACCACTGCGTTAGCCTCTGAACTTAAAAGAGTCTTAGCTCCTATAATAGTATCTGTAGATATGAATGCTGACATGGATAACATAAATACTTCAGAGGCTATTGATAGGTATGAAAATATATTAAACAGTATGAACACTGAAGCGTTAAATATGGACAATCTCAATGTAGGAGATATCTTGCAGACTGCTTCTAGATTTAAAGTAATTCCTAAATTTTCAGACGGCA